CTTCACCATATTCAGATGACAGTGCATTTTTTGCAGGATTTTTACGAATAATATCATCATCTACTGCCATCTCCAATGCTGGAAATATCATCAGATGTATGTATTTTATTGTGTTATGTGCGTACTTATCATTCGACATACCAGAATATAAACTCATAATATGAGATGCTCGCAAATTAACAACCTTAATATTTCCTATCGTATCTCGAACATGGATGTTCCACATGTTTTGATAATTGATTTTTGTCCCATCGTCAATGACAATGATACCAAGATACCTTTCAAACAGAGTGTTTAAGGTTAGATTCTTTGTTGAAATATCCGTAAGAATATTATCATCAATGTCTTTTGCTATGGCTTTCTCTTTACGTCTCAATTCTGGTAAATCATTCGCATATACAGATGTTCTTTTACCAGTATACGCGTCTGTATACCTATAAAGATAGATCCCATCCTTTCTTTGTGATTCTCCTGTGTGTAATTTTCTTCCTTTTGAATCTTTTCTGCTTGTTGCTGCCATGATTGCTCCTCCATAAGCCTCACGTCGTAAGCTATTAGGAACAATTCGACAAATTTCATCAGTCATATTATATCAAATATCGTTCCTAATATCCATCGTTTATTCAGCAATAGAGTCCAAATATTTCTGGACTTTATTAACTGAGTATAGAACTCGCCGACCTATGAAAATCCTTGCTTCCGCCTGCTCCCCTATCTTTCGAGCAGTTGCACATCCGCAAGATAATATGGCAGACAATTTTTCTATGTCCACAGCAATAACATCTGGGTCATTTCGATTGAATGTTTTATTCATAAATCTCCCTCCAAATCTATTCTAGGTTTGAGAAAAGAATAAACGCTTCAGTCGTAACCCGCATACTGAAAAAAAAAGAAGAGGGAATGTTCTTAGCACGCCCTCTTCTGATACTTACCCTTATTTTTCTTTATCAGCAGTCTTATTGTACTGGGATGTACTGATTCCAAGGATAACACCAAGGAATGTATCGACCGCAGTGATGGTTCCGACTACCTGCTCTCCATACGGGAGACCCCAGATTCCAGCCAGTGCAAAGTATAAAGTGCCGGCTGCCGGAAGCAAATACATGGCAATCCACTTAAGGATATCATATGTCTTGTTACTCATGCTCATTGTGCTCTTCCTCCTTCTCTATAAATTTATGAATCGGGAGTTTGTCCACCTCCTGCATAATTCGCTTTGCTGAACCATTCCCGCCCATACGTTCGTAGGGTTCATAGAGATACACTCTCAGATTTTCATATTCATCCTGGGTTACATACCCACGGTCAATATACGACATTCCAAGATGCATGATCCTGTCATGTGCCAATCCAATAAGCATCTCTGTTTTTACATCTTTTTGCTCACTTCTCTTTTGCAAATAGGCCCACAGCCCAGAAGATGCGAGAACTGAGCTAAAGATCGTAAGTACAACCTGAAACCAAGGTTCCATCGTTTTCCTCCTTCTTTATGTGCAATCATGCAGACCTATCAGAAACAATCAGCTTCTTGTTG